GTCGAGGCTTGCTGGCCCTAACGCGGCCGGCACGATCTTCTGGCTGAAGAACCAAGGCTGGTCCGACAAGACGGAAACGAAGCTGACGGGCGACCCCGATCAGCCTGTCACCATTACTGCCATCGAGCGCCGCATTGTCCACCCTACAGATCGAGACGGCGGCGGTCTTTGAGCCGCTACTGCCGCCATCGCGCTACAAGGGAGCATGGGGTGGTCGAGGCTCCGGCAAGTCCCATTTCTTTGCCGAAAAGCTGATTGACGACAGCCTGTATGAACCGGGCTTGCTGTCTGTCTGCATCCGAGAAGTTCAAAAGACCCTCAAGCAGTCGTCCAAGCGCCTGATTGAGAACAAGCTGAAGTCGCTTGGGCTTGGCGAGAAGGACGGCTTCAAGGTCTACACGGAAGTGATCCAGACGCCGGGTGATGGCGTCATTGCCTTCCAGGGCATGCAGGATCACACGGCCGAGTCCATCAAGTCGCTTGAGGGCTTCAAGCGCGCCTGGATGGAAGAGGCGCAGACGATTTCGTTCAACAGCCTGAACCTGCTCCGTCCGACCATTCGCGCGTCAGGATCGGAGATTTGGGCTAGCTGGAACGCCCGCCGCAAGACAGACCCGGTCGATGTGATGTTCCGGGGGGCTGAAATACCTACGGGCGCAAAGGTGGTCAAGGCCAACTGGCGCGACAATCCTTGGTTCACTGCGGAGCTTGAGCAGGAGCGCCAAGACTGCCTGCGCATGCAGCCTGACCAGTACGACCATATCTGGGAGGGCGGCTACGTCACCGTCTCTAGTGGCGCGTACTACGCCAAGCAGATCGCCGAGGCTCAGGCCGAGGGGCGCATTGGTCGAGTGTCACGCGACCCACTGATGACGTTGCGGGCCATCTGGGACATTGGCGGAACGGGTGCCAAGGCCGATGCCTGCGCCATCTGGATCGCCCAGTTTGTCGGCCACGAAGTCCGCATTCTGGATTACTACGAAGTCGTGGGGCAGCCGCTGTCCGCTCATGTCGAGTGGCTGCGCTCCAAGGGCTACGGAAAGGCCCTGTGCGTGCTGCCCCACGATGGCGCGGCTAACGACAAGGTCTACCAGGTCAGTTACGAAAGCGCGCTCAGGGAGGCGGGCTTCGAAGTCATCGTTATTCCGAACATGGGCGCCGGTGCTGCCAACAGGCGCATCGAAGCCGCCCGTCGCTTGTTCCCCTCTATCTGGTTCAACGCCGCCACAACGGAAGCGGGGCGGGACGCGTTGGGTTGGTATCACGAGAAAAAGGACGAGGCGCGAGGGATTGGCCTTGGCCCCGATCACGACTGGTCGAGCCACGGCGCTGACGCCTTCGGCCTGATCGCAGTTCACCACGCCGACCACAGTCCTGGCGGCGGCATCAAGTTCGACACCACCTCTTTTGCCTCGGAGTTCGGCTAGGATAGAGGTATGAAAATGCAAGTTGCACATGACCTCGGCACTGGCGTCAATGTTTGCCGTTACATGATAGTCCGGCATGATCCGGACCAGCCGAGCGGGTTGCGGGCGTTTAGCTTGACGTTCGTGGAAGGCAAAAGCCGCCACGACATAGCCAACGCGCTCTGGTATGAGCTGAGGCCGGCAGCAAAGGGCCTGCGTCCAGCCCGAAGGTGACACACCGAATGCACCCCACCCAAGACCCCGCATATTGCGGGGTTTTTCATTTTCAGAGCCCGGAGTTCGCGTGAAGGAAAAACGCAAGGCTGCCAAGGATGGCGGCAACTCCACCGACGCGATGAAGGAGATGCGCGAGCGGTACGACCGTGCCGTTGAGGCGGACTCGGATAATCGAGAGCTTGCCATCGACGACCTGAAGTTCGTCACCGTGCCGGGCAATCAGTGGGACGAGAACCAGCGCAAGGCCCGCAAGGGTCGCCCGTGCTACGAGTTCCCGATTCTGCGCTCGCATTGGCGCCAGGTGGTCAACGACCAGAAGAAGGCGCGCCCCGGTATCAAGGTGCGTCCTGTCGAGAACGGCGACGTCAAGGGCGCGGACCTGCGCCAAGGGCTGATCCGCAACATCGAGTCGCGGTCCAATGCTGAGCGGGCCTATGACGCCGCGTTTGAGCTTGTGACGGCCTCGGGCTTCGGTGCGTGGCGCATCGCTGCCGAGTACAGCGACGATGACAGTTGGGACCAGGACCTGTGCATTCGGCCCATCCCCGATCCGCTGACCTCCGTCTGGTTCGACCCCGACGCCAAGTCGGCGGACATGCGCGATGCGCAGTACGCGTTTGTCGAAGAAACCATGAGCCGGGATCGGTTCAAGGAGCTGTATCCCGACGCCGATCTGGTGAGCTTCGAGTCGGCCAAGGAGTTCGGTACGTGGTTCGGTGAGGACACGGTCCGCGTCGCCGAGTACTGGCGCATGGAGCCGGTCACCAAGACGCTGTTGCTGCTGTCGGATGGCCGCACGGTAGACGGGGCTGAGCTAGACGAGGCTGCGGTTGCCCAGCTTCAGGCGGAAGGCATCGAGATTCTGCGCACCCGCAAGGTCAAGACGCACAAGGTTGTGTCGTCCATCGTGTCGGGCGCTGAGGAAATCGACGGGCCGTATGACTCGCTGTGCAGCCGCATCCCCATCGTGCCGGTCTACGCCAACCGTCACTTCATCGAGGGCAAGTGGGTCTGGTGCGGCATGGTCCGCTTCAGCCGCGACCCGCAGAAGCTGGTGAACTACAACTTCACCACGGGGCAGGAAGTACTCGCCAAGCAGCACAAGGCGACGCCTGTTCTGACGCCGAAGATGCTGGAAGGCGCAGGCGTTAAAGCGCTTTGGGACAAGTCCAACACCATGGACATGCCCTACCTGCCGTTTACGCCTGATCCGCTGATGCCCGGGGGCCTTCCGCAGTACCTATCGCCGCCCGCTGTCCACGCTGCCTTTGCGCAGTTCGGCCAGCTTGCCATCGACATGCTCAAGGCGTCGGACGGCATCTTTGACGCCTCTGTGGGCGCCCGGTCGAACGAAACCAGCGGCAAGGCCATCATGGCCCGCCAGCAGGAGGGCGATACCGCCACGTTCGACTATCAGGACGCGCTGAACTTCGGCATCCAGGCGACGGGCGAAATCCTCCTGTCTGCGCTGCCCAAGGTCTACGACACTCCCCGCGTTGTTCGCGTGCTTGGCAAGGATGGCGCCGAGGATGCCGTCAAGCTCTACGAGGAAGGCCCCAACGGCGAGAAGTTGAACGACCTCTCCGCTGGCAAGTACGACGTGACGGTCACGACCGGCCCGAGCTACGACACGCAGCGCATGGAGTTTGTGGACGCACTGGTGCAGTTGAGCCAGGGCAATCCGTTGATTGGCCAGGCCGTCCCGGACCTGATCGTGGGCAGCATGGACTTCCCGAAGGCCGACGAAGCTGTCGAGCGCTTTAAGATGCTCCTGCCGCCTCCGGTCCAGCAGGCCATGGCGCAGAAGGATCAAAGCCCCGCTGTCGTCCAGCTTCAGAGCCAGATGCAGCAGATGGCACAGATGGCCCAGCAGCAGTTGGGCGAGCTTCAGCAGCGCTTGCAGCAGGCCGAGGCGAAGGCGTCCAGCAAGGTGGCCGACGAGCTTAAGCAGCAGATCGCCGCGCGAGAGCTGGAAATCAAGCAATACGAGGCGGTCACCAATCGTCTTGCCGTGCTGCAAAAGGATCAAGCCGCCGTCGCCAAGCTCAACTTGGACGCCGCCGCCACAGTAGACCAATCCCTACACGCTCACGCCGACCGCGCCCTTGCGGTGCAACAGGCTGAGCAAGCACAGGCCGCACAAGCGGCTTCCGCTGACCAAGAGGCCAGCGCGCAGTAACCGCACCGGACGGTATCTGGGCTATTCGTCAAGGAATGACGCGCAATGAGTGATGCAGTTACCGCCGCTGATGACGGCGCTTCGGTCGCACCTGTCGAAAACACTGCCGTTGAGCAGGACACCACGCAGGCACAGGCTCAGGACACGACCACTGAGCA